GTTTGCAAAGCTGTCATATGTAGGCATATTTTAATATCTCCGATATTAATTTAAAATTATTAATTGGGTTTTTAGTTTAGTAGCAAAATCTTTAGCTACCTTCAATCCATGTGTATTAGCTACTTTTCTATAAGCATCACCGAATTGTTTTTTAGTCATCTGTGTGGCACCTTCAGTAATGGAGTCTTTAACTAGTTTATCAAGGATTTCAAACTCATCTTTGATTTCTAGATTCTCACCCATTTCATCACTAGCTGTAGATGAATCTATGATAGCTAGAGCAGGTTCTTCCTCAACTGCAGGAACTTCTTTAACCACATCAGGTACATCCTTAACTTGTAAGCTATCCAATAGCGCTACAGCAGTTTGAAGTTCACCTAGTGATTTATCAGCTACCTTAAGTAGGAAAGATTCACGTACACTTTCATCAGCAATGCTGACTGAAACTTTATCTAGTATAGCAGCTTTTAATTCATCCGTCAACTGATTTACAAGTTTAGTTTTAACTTTTAGGTCAGCACGTAGTGCATCTACTTCTGTCTTTAAAATATTAGTCTTAGCGGATACTTTAGAATCTTGAATACTTGTCAATAGAGTGGATTTCAATTCATCCAGTTGTGTTGACAACTGAGTTGCAATAGTAGCGAAATCAACTTGTTCGATGGTTTCTACCACTGCAGGAATCTCAGTAGTGTCTACACTCTGAACTTCTTGTACTTCAGAGACTAAGAGTTCTTTGATAAAGTCTTCTTCCAATTGATCACCTAGTAGGGTTTTGAAAGCAACATCAATCTTTTCAAATAAGAATTCTTTTTCTTCTGATTCTTCTAACTCTTTAAATAACTCTCGTGCTGTATAAACAGCATCTTTAGTTGTAAGTGGTAGTAATTTATCTTCAATAAAGAGGTAATCTGAAGAGTTATCAGAGTCTTCAAATTGAAGTTGTGTTTTTAATTTCAATTGAGTACTTAGCGCTGAGAGATCTTTTAGCTTAGCCTTTAACTCGTCTAGAGTTATCTTCATAGTCTGTCCTTCTGTGTTGTTATAATTAATTACTTCTAGTACGGAAGTTGTACTTGCATCCTGAAGTATAATTGTTTGTGTTTCAATATCGGCAGGATATTCTTCGAAACTAACGTGATCCAGTATTGCAGAATCTGCAATTACGAATGCTTTTCTTTTATTGTAAGTTTTCCCTCTCTGATGCATACAAGTACCAGCAGCTTTTGCACAGATACTGCAAAAAGCTCTAGAAGAATCTCCAGCAATTGATACATGACCTGCAGAGTTATCTCTTAACTCTAAGATCTTATCTTTACTGTAGATAGTACCTTCGATGTACAAAGCACCTAGCCCTTTATTCTTATTGTTCTTATAAGAACTAGAAGTAGTGTAGTTATTAACTGCTGCTACTAAATCTTCTGCTGATGTAGCAGACTCAATAGCATTAATATATTTCTTATTCTCAGAAGAGGTATCTTCGATGTAGTAAGAATTCTGTATAGGGCCTACTGACTTACTATAGTGTTTTCTTTGTAGAACTTTTGCATACGGGTTAAGAAGAGTTTCAGCACCCTGTTTAAGAGCTCTCCCTGTATACATAATGTCATTGTCATTAATGACACCAGCATGTGATGCTTCTATTTTAACACGAAGACTATCTATTTTAGCAGAGTCTTCGATGTCTACAAGACAAGTCTTATTTATTCTAAACGACAAGGAGTCATTTATTTTCATGTATGTGTATCTCCTGTTAATATTGTATCTATCACTAAGTCATCAATACAACTGTTTAGTAGTTTCAAACAGTTTGAAAAACCTAATGTATCTATATTCTCTGCAGAATGTGTGTATATACTATCTAGTATAGCATAGTTATAATCGGTTAGCAACAGTTCAGTTACTAAATAATTATGTAAATATTTTAAATCTTCTTCTTTATCTCTGAAGTTAATATTAGAATCTTTAATCTTCTGTCCAGCACTTGTATTGCTTTTTAGTGCATTTGCATTACTAGTCTGTGTACTTTTAGTCCCTGGCACAACGATAGGTGGATCAGGTTGGATGTCTTCCTCAGTCATATCGCCAACATGTTGCATAGCAAATTCTTTAGTTATTAGGCCCCCTTGGAACATGTTCAAATAGTGCGACTCTATTTTTATTTTCAAGTCGATATCATTCTCATTAAATTCTAGAATTACTCTATCTTCCTTTGGAATATAATATTGATTTGAATAGTAATTTGACTCTAAAAGAAGCTCATTAAATATAGTGTTACTTACAAATGTTGATACAGTTTTCTGATAAGCTCTAACTTCATCTTTCAAACTCTGAGATATGATAGCTGCTGAACCACCAGTGGTACTACTACCAATACCGAGATCTACTTGAGACACACAAAGACCAGCTAATACTCTATTTTGAAAATATGTTAGGTAGCTTTCGAGTCTCAGAGCTTGAGACTCTGCACCTTTCAGTTCTATATTAACTCTATGTGGTGTTGCAACACCACCATATTCTACCATGTTGTCAATAATTGAGGAATAGAGATCAACTTCGGATGTACCATCAGTTAGCATTCTAGCTGGTGAATCTTTTTCTCCAACTTTAACATGTATGAAAGGGGAAGCATTTCTATATATCATACTCTCAGCACTTTGCTCTATATTTCTTAGAGCATACAAGTCGTCTTTAACAGCTTCTAAAGGTGGAGTACCAACTGTGATACCAGTCCTTTTATTTTGATATATGTGAGCAATGTCTGCAGCTTTAAATACTCTCGTATAGTATTCGTTAATACGATGTCTATACTTGATGATATTACCTTGTTTGTTATTAGCTGTATCTATAGTAGGAGCAGCTAATAAATATAAACCAGCAATTGGCTTTATTTCAGTACCAGTAGGTGTAGTCCTGATACGCCCTGAAGAACTATCTTCGTTACGATACTTAAGGACAAATGCATTATTGAAATTAACAAGATTCTCTGCAATCTCTTCTACAAAGCTTTCAAAAGGCATAGAAGTTACATATTCAATCTCTTCTAAACGTCTTTGAATATATTCTAGATTCCTCTTGTTACTACTTGTTAACTCTATACCAGCCTTACAGATACACTGTCTTTTCTTTCTAAGTGCACTAGCTACTAAACTATCAGTATCGATGATTCTACCATGTTCTGAAAGATCATACTCCATATCTGTATAAGTCTCAGGAGATGCTCCCAATAGTCTACTAACTACGTATCTATAATTAGGTGACGAGTTCTTTTTAAGTGAGATAGCATTTGTAGCATCTTGTATTGTAGTGTTATACGTATTTTCTAAGTCTGTTTCAAATAACATCATTTCCTCTTTATACTATCTATAACACTAAGTACATCTTCTATTGTTTTACATTTAACTGTTGTGTTTAATCCTTCCTTACTTGTAAAAGAAGGTGGAGTCCCTGTAAATGGTTGTACAAGTGTATCAGTGATTGTTAGTTCATTATTTATAGTTGGTTTTTGATAGAGTAACTCAGTTAAGTTCTTTACTTCTTCTAGTATGTTACTATCTGTAATCTTAGGGATTACGTATGATTCCCAAGGCATATTGTCTATAACAATTCTAGTAGCTTGTTCTTCATTCAGAACATCTTGAGTAGCTATATCCATTATAGCGTCTAATGTATGATTTTTAATGAAATCATCAATACTACAATCAAGTAAACTTATCTTTGGTAGTCCAAAAGATACTGGTTTTTGATACACTAATACTTCTAGGTTACTATCAGTTGTATTGACAAGATCAACTTGTTGTTGATAATAGTCTTGTAAGAAATCTTTAGCTAATAATTGGTCATCAGTTAGACTAGTGTTATTAGATAACTGTCTAATATTATTTTTAGATTTACAAACTTTTCTGGCCTCTTTTTTAGCAAGGGCATAAACAATAGAACTCAATAAATTTAGAGTAGTTATAAGATCATTTAATGATTTCATAATACTCACTAAGTCATCTGAACTTCTAGCTAATTCGCACTGGAAGTAAGCCATCAATGATTGAATTTGTTCTATAAAACCGTTTACTTCGTTAACAGCAGCTTTTACTGTATCATCTAAAAACTTAAATACAGTATCAATAGTTTCTTGTGCTTTTTGAATCTCTTCGCTTACTTGTTTAGTTGCTCTATTTATACTAGCAGTAGTACCATTCAATCGGATATTACTACCACTAGGTAAACTATTCATCTGTAGTACAAGAGCTATATCTTCTCTTGGAAGTACACCACCAAGTGCTGATAATTGTCCAGAGGTGTAGTAAATACCATCTTCTGGTTCTAGACGATCTGGTAAGTATATAGCCATTAATGAACGTAATGAAGGAGTAGGCATAGCACCTAAGAGTCCTATGACTTGTTCAGATGTAATACTTGAAATTATGTTATCAGTAGTAGGGATTGCTTTACTTAGCTTCTCCACATACTCTATAAAACAGTTAAGACCTGTTTGACTCAAGTCTACAGATACTTTAAGATTTGCAATTAACTTACCAAGAAGAGCAGAGATGATACCTTTAATGAACACACTAATACTTAAACTACCAATTTTTCTAGCTGCTTGTATAGCTAGATAAGCTGTCAAGAGTAGTGTAATTAACTTGAGGATATCAGGTATACATTGGTCTTTAAATAACTCTATAGCTTGGCAAGGGTTGAATTTCTGTACACTAGCGAATAAATCTGTGTATAGTTGCAAGTGAGCTTTAAGATCTGATATTGAGAAAGATAAGTCACCTTCGAATTTTACTTTTGGTAGTTTCAGCTTACAAGTAAAACATTTATCTTTACTGTTTTTTATAGCTTCTGCAACGATAGGTGAGACTGTACTTCCTGGTCTAATAACAACTGTGTCTATTATATCTAATGGGTCTTTATAGACTGGATCAACTAAATCTTCAATGTCTTTAGTAATATCATCTATCCTCTGATTTAAAGATACAGTTGAGATTAACAAACAAGCATTATCTTCAAGTCCTTTTGCAAAGGTGTTTGCAATTAATTGGGCATTATTTAATGCAGCAAATACTGCAGGGTTATTTCCTTTTACCTCTAAATCCATTCTTATAATCCTGATGTTAAACTGATAGGTGATGCGTATCCAGGAATAAAAGGAGGTATCACTGTAATTGGTCTGTATTTATAATCTGATGTTCCAATTAAGTTAGGAGTTAAACCTGTAGTATTGTAGAACTGAGGCAATACCCACTGTCTTCCTTTCCATGTGATCATACTGGATTGTACAGGTTGTGCTGTAATTGCAGGAGCAGGGCCTGCAAGACCTGGATGTGTATGTGGTAGTACATTGTGTGTATGCGTCGCTACAACTTCAGAGAGTTGCTTTAATTGTTGATTAACTGTATCCATCCATTTTTGAGTATCTTCAACAAATCTCTTAAAATCTTCGTGAGTCGGAAAGTCTCGTCCAGCTTCTGGATATAACTGATCCCATGCTCCACCACTTCTTTGCTCTGCTTGTCCTATAACTGTAGTTGGAATCAACATCATATCGAATCCTGTCCTACAATAGCACCCAAGTCTCTAATTAACTTTATACATGCTGTATACATCTCATATGTAATGTATACATTACCGTAGTCCGATGTATAACTAGTTCCAAACACATCTACGATGGCTCGAATTACATCTGCCTGAGTAACTGGATTTAACTTAATACGAACTTTTGCAAGTTTGGCATTAAGTTGTTTAGATACTTCTTTAGACTCTTTAATAAGAGTCTGTACTTCAGCTAAGGTATAAGTATTTTCAGTCATTGGGCGTAGTTCTCAAATTGTAAATGTAAGTGAATCAAATTCGCCACCATTATGATGAGGTTCTGGTGATTCGATAGGATAGTATAACTGAGCGTTATTTTCGGAAGTAAAGGTTGCTGAATAGTCCAAGTCAATCCCAGTTAAGTTTGTAAAAGATATGTACAGTCTATTATCAGCATATTCTACATTCACTACAATTCCTGAATTGTTGATATATTCTTCTAAAGTAGTTCGTAGAAATAGTAAATCTTCTTGTTCAGGCATATGTGGCAGATTGAGTGAAATTCCATTTAACTCTTCAAAATTAAATGTATAGTCAGACCAACCCTCACTTAGACTATGAAATTGTATAGTAATAGGTCCGTTATCTAACTGTACTGTACTATTGATACCTATGACAAGTTGAACTACTTTTTCTGTAACACTTGTAGACTCAATAAGTATGTCAATAGGTATAGCATTAGTATACATACCAGCTAATACAGAAGTACTGAAGCTAACCTCATTGATAGCTGAGGTAAAATTGTTATAGGAACTAATAGAACCTCCGACAATAACTTTAGCCGTATACAACAAAGGTTCACTTGTATTTACTGTGATCTTTATGTTGTTTTGAGAGTACAGTAAATCCCCACACAAGTAAAAGCGTCTAATGACATAGTCATAGGCTGTACATGGAACATATGAAGAAGACTAGTTTATTTCTTTTAAACTTTCACTAAGAGGGTCATAGTACATTAACCCTAACCCGTCAGTTACTATGTCTGTTATATTAAATTCTGTTGGCAAAGTGAATACCTCTTCCCTGTGTTATTATCTATAATGTGGTTTAGATCTTGTATGCGATCTACTATACAATGATACCATACTTTTAGGTGGTTTTGCAAGTTGTTTTTTACTCCCACCAAATTTAATACTAATACGTGGATCTATAAAGGTTTCATCTACTATTGTAGTAGAATCAGAGGTCTTACTAAAACCACTTCCAAATCTTAACATAGCTCCTTCAAAAGCTCCACCTAACACAGAGGAGTACAACTTCTTATAGCCATACAATGCGATCATCAGAGCATCTAGATCGTGATCTCCTATCTTCTTAGAGACGTAACCGTAAGTTACCTTACCTTTATTACGAGACTTTTGTATATAGTTCTTAAGTTGTTTTACAACGTCTATGTCTTTCTTACCATCAAGAGTTAATAGATCCTTTTCAAGTATAAGTACTGCATTTTGTACAATGAACTGTTTAGCTCCTTGTTTGCGTGACTCACCTGACATACGATCTTTAACTTCAATAGTTGATCCAAAATCAACTGCTTCTATATCCATCAGTTTAAGGTCTGGGTGCCCCTTAACCACCTTACCAACTTGCATCTCTCCATAGAGTTTCAAGTCTCCTATCTGAGTAGATCCAAATCCCGAATCAACAAAGATGTGATCACAATTATACTTTCTATTTAATTGTATGATCTTTTCCATAGCAGCCTGTTGAGTCCAACCTTCCACAGCTACACGCTCTTTATCAATAATGTAAAATTGAGGGTCATTCTTATCATATGCAGTAACTATTATACGAGTACCGACTTGGTCGTGATTCCAGTCTACTCCTATGATAACTATAAAACTATTTCTCTGCTCAAGTACATCTATAGCTCGTATATATTTCGGCTTGGCTTGTGCTCTCTCGATGAAAGTCAGATCGAATATACCATGAGCC